CCCGAAAACCGAAGGACATCAACGGCGTGAGGACCATGGACATCTACCCGCAAGGCGTGAGCACATACACCGAAACCGAGAAGGGCAAGCGGGTCGAGCGCAAGAAGCCGATCCGCAATGCTGAGATCGCATTCATCAACCACTACGGCACCTCCAGTCATCGGGCCACGCATTTCGTTGATACCGCGGATGAAATGGCGGAGGAGCCTGTTGCGCGCGTGATGAATGAGATCTGGGACGAAGAATTGAGAAAGCGAGGACTGTGAAATGGCAAAAGTCGGCCTGAAATACCCGGTGTACGCGCCGCTGACGGAAGGTGAATCCACCGTCTCGTACGCCGGCGGCCGCGAACTGGCGAAGGCCATCGCGGCAAACATCACCATTGAGACCAATGACGACGAGCTCCCGGCGAATGATGCCATCGCCGAGAGCGACCACTCGTTCTCGAGCGGCACGATCTCGATGGAGATCGACGACTTGTCCGACCAGGCGAAGGTCGACCTGCTCGGCTACACCGAGGGGAGCGTTGTGGATGTCACCCTGGGCACCAAGGAGCTGACCGCAGGCCGGTCGTCTGAGCCCGGCAACTTCGGTTTCGGGTTCTACGGCCGCAAGGTCAAGAACAACGTCAGCTACTGGCGCGCCATCTGGCTGCGCAAGGTCAAATTCGCGGAGCCGGGCGACGAGAACCAGACCCAGGGCAAGACCATCGAGTTCAAGACGCCGACCATTGAAGGCACCATCATGGTCGATACGACCGGCAACTGGAAGGACGAGGCCACGTTCTCCACCGAGGCGCTTGCGAAGGCGTGGATCGATGGCAAGGCCGGCGTCACCGCCAAGGCCGCAAACGTCACATCGAACGTGGCCAGCGGCACCTACACGACGGCCAAGAGCGTCTCGCTCTCCACCGCCGAGGCTGCCGGCGACATCTACTACACCGACGACGGCACGATCCCGTCCGCAACCAACGGCACGGAATACACGACCGCCATCACGTGCGCGAAGCCCTCGAACACCTGCATCAAGGCGGTCTGCGTCGCGGCCGGCAAGGCAAACAGCGACATCCTCGAGCTCTACATCACGGTGACGGCATAACCGGCCGGCATCGTCACAGCCAGAAGGAGGAAAGGGGCGGCAGCGATGCCGCCCCTCTTGCGCGATTATGAGTGATCTGAAACCCAAGGGAAAGCGCATCACGCTCGGGAATGAGCAGTATGGCCTGCTCTTCACCCTGAATGCCATCGATGACATCCAGGATTCGTTTGACATCGACATCGGCGACATGCCGGGCCTTTTCCACGACAAGGTCGAGGATGGCAAGGTCGTGCCGAACCGCGACAAAACCAAGAATCTGTGCAAGCTGCTTGCGATTCTCATCAACGAATGCATCGACTGCGAGAAGGATCTGGGACAGCCCGAGCGCACGCATGTGGATGCCCGGTATGTCGGGCGCCACATCACGGCTTCGAACTGGACGGCCATGGCCAACGACATCCTCGACGCTTTCCGGACGTCCTCCCCTGAGCGCGAAGACGACGACATCCCAAACGCAGCGAGCGAGTAAGAGAGCGATTCCCTCTTGCTCGCTGTTTGTACATCGGAACGACTGTGCTGGGTTACCCGGAGCGTGAGGTCTGGCACATGACGCTGCGCAAGCTGTCGCTCCTCCACACGGAACACCTGAAAGAAACCGGGCGGTACCGCCCTCCCGCAACACTCGATGACGTGATCCCCATCTGACGGAGGTATGCGATGGCTGGCGAAAACAAGCGCAAGATTGGCACAGAGCTCTCCCTGGATGGTGAGCGTGCATTCAAACAGGCAATTCAAGGCATCAACAAGGACATGGCTGTCCTCGGATCCGAGATGGCCCTGGTCACTGCGAAATTCGGGAAGAACGCCGAGAGCATGGAAAGCCTGACAGCCAAACAGGCGGTCTACAACAAGCAGATCGATCTCCAGAAGGAGAAGGTCCAGGATCTCAAGACCGCCCTCGAGGATTCGGCGAAGGCATACGGAGAGAACGACGACCGCACGAAGAACTGGCAGATCGCCCTCAATAGGGCGGAAGCCGACCTCGCGAAGACCGAGAACACGCTGCGCGACACGACCAAGCAGATCACCGGGTTCGGGGTCGAAGCGACCGAGACCGGCAAAGAGGTCGAGAAGGCAGGCGACAAAGCTGAAAAATCCGGCAGGGACGCCGAAAAGGGCGAGTCCGGATGGACCAAGCTCGGGGACGGACTGGGCACTGCAGCCAAAGCTGCCGGTGTTGCGGTCGCGGCCATGGCCACTGCTGCGGCCGGCGCGGCGGTCGGGCTCGGAAAAGCGGTCATCACCTCATTCGGCGAGCTTGAACAGAACCTCGGCGGATCCGAAGCGGTCTTTGGCAAGTACGCGAAGAACATCCAGAAGACCGGCGAGGACGCCTACAAGAACCTGGGCGTTTCACAGTCTGAGTACCTCGCCAGTGCGAACAAGGTCGGGGCGTTGTTCCAGGGCGCGGGCATCGACCAGCAGAGGTCATTGGAGCTCACGGAAAAGGCGCTGCAACGGGCAACCGACGCCGCCTCTGTCATGGGCATCGACACGTCGGCTGCGCTGGAGGCCGTCACCGGCGCGGCCAAAGGCAACTACGCGATGATGGACAACCTCGGGGTGGCGATGAGCGATACCTCGCTCAAGGCGTACGCGATGTCGAAAGGTCTTGACTATGGCGTCGTGGCCGCCGATCAGGCAAAGAAGGCCGAGTTGGCCATGGAGTACTTCTTCGAAAAGACCTCGCAGTACGAGGGCAACTTCGCCAAGGAAGCAACAGCGTCGGTCGCTGGTTCGTTCGGCCTCTTGTCCGCATCATGGGCATCAATGCTCGCAGGGTTCGGGAACAAGGATGCTGACATGAGCAACCTGACGAAGAACTTCGTCGATGCCTTCGAGGCTGTAATCAGCAACGTGACCCCGATCATCGACAACCTGGTCCAGTCAATCCCGAGGGTTTTCGATGCGCTGATCCCGGCAATCAACGGCCTTCTCCCTCAGCTCCTGACGACAGCCGCATCCCTTTTCAACTCGTTGCTGGCTGCCCTCATCGAGCTGCTCCCGACGCTGATCCCGGTTGTCGTCGACGCGCTGCTGATGATCACGAACACCCTGGTCGCGAATCTCCCGCTCATCATCGATGCGGCCATGACTCTCATCATCACCCTGGCGCAGGGCATCGCCGACGCTCTGCCGGAGTTGACGCCGGCAATCGTTGATACCGTGATCATGATCGTTGACACCCTTGTCGACAACATCGATCTACTTGTGGATGCCTCCCTTGCCATCATCATGGCGCTTGGCATGGGGCTGATCGATGCGCTTCCCCGTCTGGTTGAAAAGATCCCCGTGATCATCGAGAAGCTGGTCTCCGCCATCGCCACCAACCTGCCCAAGCTGCTTCCCGCCGGTGTGCAACTCATCGTTGCGCTCGGTGGTGGTCTCATCCAGGCAATCCCCCAGCTGGTGGGCAAGATCCCTCAGATCGTCACCTCGATCATCACAGGGTTCGGTACCGGGATCCGTGCGATGGGTGATGTCGGCAAGAACCTCATGCGCGGTGTCTGGGACGGCATCCAGTCCATGGCCACGTGGCTCAAGGACAAGGTGACAGGCTTTTTCACCGGCATCGTCACCGGCATCAAGGACATCCTCGGCATCAAGTCTCCGTCGCGGGTGTTCGCCGGCATCGGAAAAAACATGGCACTCGGCCTCGGTGGCGGATTCGGCGACGAGATGGACAAGGTCGCCCGCCAGATCAATGGCAGCATCCCGACCAGCATCGACATGCCTTCTACCATGGCGCCCCGCGGCGGATCCGGAGGGAACGGCGGCCAGAACATCTACCTGGACGGCAAGCTGCTCACAGCGGCGACCGGCCGCAGACAGTCCACACGCAATCAGGCCTTTTCCCGGGCCGTGGGGGTACCGGTGACATGAACATCAAGATCTACAGCCCCGACAACCTGATCACGGAGCTGGCGACACTCAATGTCGCCAGCTCCTGTTCCCGTTCCGAGAAGATCAACGGGGAGAACGTCCTCAACTTTACCATCCCCGTGAAGAACCCGGCATCCACCCACATCAACGAGGTCAATGTCATCGGGATGGATGGCGATTTTTTCGACATCGCAGCCTTCCAGAAGGAGCAAAACGGCGCCGGCCTGCGCATGGCAGATGTCGAATGCGAGCACGTGTCCTATCGGCTGAACAACCCCGAGTTCAACCTTGAGTACTTCACCCAGACGGGCCCCCCCACAGCCGTCCTGACTGCGCTGCTGGCCGACACCGGCTTCACGGCAGGGACTGTGGACTTCACAGCCGCCATCACCTACTCCGCCCAGGAGGCGAAGAGCCGGCGCGCGCTGCTCATGGAGTTCGCGGCCGTCCTCGGCGGTGAGCTGGAGTTCTCCGGATTCACCGTCTCGATCCGCACGCAGCGCGGCAGCTCCACCCCGAAGGCCCTGACAGTCGGAAAGGATGTCACGGTCGTCGGAAAGAAGGTCAACAAGCGTGAGCGCGACGGTTCCGGAAACCCGGTCATCGCTTACACATGCGGCGTCTACAACACGTCCGGGCTCGCCCTGGGTGACGTCGTGACGCTGTCCGAAACCGACATGGCCATCGACGCCACGCTCCGGATCGTGAGCATGTCCCTGGACCCGTTCAACCCGAAAAACAGCACTGTGATCGAGGTTGGAAACAGCACCAAGGCGCTCGAGGATGACCTGTACCGCATCGAGACCTCTTCCCTGGTCAAGGGCAAAACCTACTACGGCGCACGGATCAGCCCCGAGAACGGATTCGAGAGCATCCGGTCTGACAAGATGGCCAGGGGCGTGTTCAATGCCGACACGTTCGCTCTGCAGGCCGGCGACGGCAGCGGGACGAACTGGACCAACAAGCTGTATTTCGATGCGGCCACCGGCAAGTACATCTTCGACGGCGCCCTCTCCGCCAACCTGATCAGTGCCCTCGAGGCGGAGTTCGATGTGACCGTCTCCCAGACTGTAATCGTGAACAACCTGACCGCCCAAAAGGGGTATATCGCAGAGCTGACCGTCGACCAAATCGACACGTCGGATAAGGTGCAGCGGTATATTGCGGGTGATACGTCACCACTCGGATACTGGCGCGGGTACGACCAGTACATCGAGTTCATCGAGGCACGGATCGAAGGGACACCCACCACAGAACAAGTGACGAACCGTAACAACGAAAGCCTGTACTGGCTCGACGGAACACACGCGGGCGTCACAACCGATGTGACGGACTTCCCGGTCCTCCAATACGTCTACACGGAATTGGTCAAGTTGCGGCTGTATCACGAGATCGACGCGGAAACAGGCAATGCCGTTCCGAAGATGGTGTGGGGCGCAGGGAATCCGGCCGGCAGGCAGAAGGGCTATCTCTACAAGGACTCCACCGGCATGGTTGTGTCGTACGAGAACGCATCTGGTGAAATGCGGGAGATAAGGCTCGAT